TGGATTCTCTACCTCAACCTCATGTTGTAATCGTGGCATAGTATTGAAGAATGTTTGAATTTTTATGAATACATCTGTTGATAATGATTCTAAGAATTCGTGCATTTCTTCTTTAGTATAGTCACTTGCTTTATGTACAGTTTCACCATCATAAATTTCGTAAACAACATTTGCAATTACATCAAATAACTGTTGTGTTTTCAAAGTCTTTGCGTCTTGATTAGGGTCAAAACTATCAATAGTAGGATATGCTAATACCATTTTGATTTTATCATTTACTACTATCTCATTTGTATGTTCGTCATCAACTTCTACATTGACCTTAGACAAATCTATTTCTACATTTGCGTAAGTTTCTTTATCATCAGGACAAAGTAACTTTAACTTAGCGACCTCACCTACTGACTTAGCTCTAACATTTAAAAAGATATACTCTAAATCAAATGTTGGTAACATATCTACATTGATACTGCCAAATGTACATGCATGAACAATACCTTTTAGTGCCTTGGTAATCTCGTTAGCGTTTTCGGATTCCATGGCTAGTAACAAAATCTTTTCTTCTTTTACAAGAAAGGGTCTGTACTGGACTTGTACATTACTTGACGGTAATGTCAACTCATATTTCGCTGTTTCTAATATAGGCAAAGCCATAATATTATCTCCTTGTTAATTATAAAAATGGTGGGAATACTTTACCACCAGTAACTCTACCAATTGGTAGATTTCTTTTAGCTGTTTGTAGTACATCTCTACCTGCTCGTCTGATTTCAGGCGGCAGTCTATTTAGTATACCACCAAATAAACCAAAATCTTTTCCTACTTTGATTGTAGGTACTTCACCAAATGATGAACCTACACTTGCACCATTGACTTGGTCAATAGTTAAATTCTTCCATGTTCTAAAGTTTAGTGTGATAGGCACATTAACTTGTGTGTTTGTTGCACCATAACTGTAATCATATGAACCAATAGTTTGTGGATACACCTCATATAATCTAACTGCATATGTAACTCTATCTCTATCATTTTCAGCATTAAAAGAACCTAATTGAAATATGTCCATAGTACCAACATAGTCATCATAATAATTCATGTGATGTGTAGTAATGTCCATAACTTTCTTTTGCCATGTTTCAAAGAATGCTCTTTGTCTTAAAAACTTATCACCATAAAAACTTGCCTCTACAGAACCACTAAATTTATATGCATATGGCATAAGTCTACCAGGTCCATACTGTCTATTCTCTGCTGTTGCAATATCTCTACTAGGCATGGTAATCTGTTGACACATCATACCAACATTTCTTTTCATCTCATTACTTTCTAACTCATTAAGACCACCTTCAGCTGCTGATACATCACGACTATATTGATTACCAGGACCACCATATTCTTTAGTAGTTTTTAATGTTGCTGGTGGTTGTATCACTACCAAATATCTTGATGGTCTTGCAAGGCCTTCACCTTGATTGACTTGTGCAACAAATCTATTGATTGTAGTTTCAGGATTACCACCTGGAGTTCTTTGTAATCTAGGGTCTTTATTGACATTATCAAGCGACCTATCTCTAGGAAAACCTATTCTAATATCTTGACCAAATATTTTTGTACCACCTCGTAAGATTGCCATTATAGTATTTTCCCTTTATTAGGTCCGTTTTTAATTCTGTATCGTTGTGTGCCTGTAGCACCAATCTCAACTTCTTTTCTTAGAGATTTAGATAGTTCTAATTCTCTTNTATGTTTATTAACTTTGTTAGTATGTTCAGTTAATTGTTTTGTTCTATCTCTGTCCATTAGTATGTCTTTCTACTCTTAGCAAAAACAGAACCCATACTTGCACCTTGAAACTGTGCAACAGGTAGATAAGCTGCTAATGCCATCTCATTTACATCAACTCTCAAAAACTGAGACCTGACCTGAGAATACAAATATCTTTTAATACTTGCCTTTACATATTTATTAGACTTTACTGAGTCATATGTAGCTTGAATTTTAGTTGATTGGTCAAACTTGCTATTACTTGCTAATGTCTGTAATTGTTGAAGAAATGCAAATCTGGCACCATATGGTAGATAATGAAAATTTAAACCAATAAAACCGCCTTTCATTGGTTCTAATGGTAATACCAAAGGAAATGTGTCGTAATATGGTAATCGTGCCTTTGTTTTAGGGTCATAGAAGAACATACTCATACGACCAGCACTAGGTTTACCTAGTAATTTACCAGAGGCAAACAGTTCACTAGGACTAGTTCTATCTGCAATAAGAGATACAGCGTTTCTGTACCAACTAGCACTCTTTTGCTTGTTGCCTTGTAAATCTTTTAATGGTGAAAATATATCAATTGCCATACCACTATTTATAAGAAAACCCGAAGCGATTTCTCACTTCGGGTCAATGCTTTCAGTAATAGAGAGAAAGGATTAATCTTCGTCTGCTAATTTACTAAAGTAAGATAATGTATCATCATCATCACTAACAGGCGTTGATTCGCTTACCTTTGGCATTTCTACAGCCGTTGTAGTCTGTGGTGGGAGGTCTACAGAATCTACTGTCGCTGTACTTTGTGTACCCGTAATTACCCTATTCAGTTTCTCTTTGAGTTCATCATAGGTCTTAAAATTACTAGGGTCAACAAATGGTTTAAGAGGATATTGTTTTTCCCAAATCGCCTTGATATCGTCATCTGACTCTTTCAATGGCGTAACACCCTCAAATTCGGATTTGTCGTAGTTCCAATAACCATCAACTTTTCTAATTTTTAGTTTAAAGTTTGCACCTTTCCAAAAATCAAATGGGTTGATTGCTTGTTCATCTTCAAACGCCGGTTGCATGGCTTCAGTAATCTTATCAAAGATTTTCTTACCAAACTTGTACAGTTTTACCTGTCCTTCGTTCTCTGGATGTTTAGGGTCTGACACAACAAAAACATTTGCATAGTAAGATAATTTTCTCTTACGCTTTCTAGCAATATCTTTGTCACTATCAATACCTGTATTCCACAATCTAGTATTTTCTTCACTAACAGGATCCTTTTGATTAAGAGTTGTTAATGAGTTCTCAATAAACCAACCACCTTTGTCTTGAAACGCATGTGTCCAAACTCTCTGCCATGGCATTTCTTCACCATTAGAAGCAGGCAAGAAACGAAGTACGGCATAACCATTACCAGTTTTATCTAGTTCAGGTTTCCATAACCTATCGTCTTGATACTTGTTGTTTGATTGTTGATTCTCTGGTGTCATCTTAGTTTCCAGAGCTTTTGTGATTGCGTCAAAATTACTTGACGACTTTTTTAGACTTTCGAAATCCATATTTATTCTCCTTGTATTATATGTGTTCGTTGTTTTCGTGTGACCTGTATAATTCGGCCTCATTATTATTTATAAGAGTTTTATTACCCATTTAAATAATTCTTTACAATCTCAGGCTTTGATACCACATAAGGGTCATCATCATCTGAGAAATTATTAAAACCTGGTTCTTCAAACATCTTTTCGACTACGCCATCATTAACGACAGCTGCATATCTCCAAGACCTCATGCCAAAACCTTGTGCAGGTTTAGCGACCAGCATTCCCATGTTACTTGTAAATGTACCACAACCATCTGGTATCATCTTCACATGTTGAATTTCTAAATCTCTTGCCCAAGCATTCATAACAAATGCGTCATTTACTGATACACAATATACATCATCTATACCCATATCTTTAAACTCATTATACATTCTGTCATAACTTGGTAGTTCTTCACTTGAACATGTTGGTGTAAATGCACCTGGTAAACTGAACATTACAACTCTCTTGCCTTTGAAGAGGTCATCTGTTGTTACATCTTTCCATGTGCCACCGATAAAAGTACAACCGCCTTTTTCATCGCTGTCGCCTTCTCTAAATTTAAATGTGTGTTTCTTTATATTCATATTCTATTCTTTATTAATTAATTTCTACTAATATACACTAATTACACTAGATTGTCAAGCGTGGAATAATCAGTATATGTTAAATTCTTATTAGTCCATTCTTCTATAGGACCGTTGACTAAATCACGGCCGTCATTATATCTATTGACCTTGATAAATTTGGTCTTAGGATACCAGTCAAATAGTGTCTTCCATTGTTTAATCCAGTTGACACCTGGTGTTGGACCGTTCTCTGGTGCTACATAATGTTTACTGCCTTTATATAAATTGTTAACATTATCATTCGTACTATTAATATCATGTCCTATCAAATATATCTCTTTTGGTTGTTCTCTGTGTATTGCTACATAACCTGCACTTGCACCACAAGCCCAACCATGGTCACCATGTTGTTTATCTTTTCTCTTTTGAATATCTGTCAATGATGTAGAATAATCAGGTTCTTTTATCCACGATACTTTAATTGTCGCATGGTTTATTTCTTTTTTTTGTAATTTGATTATGTCTTTTTTAAATTTATCTGGTTCTCTTTTTATCAGGTCTATGACACCTGATAATTTAGAACCATGCATAACATATTCTTTACTATCTTCTTGTTTATTTGTAATCAATACTCTATCTAAGGCGTCTTTGGCCTCTTCTAAATTAGAAATACCACCCATTAACATAGGTTCATATGTCATGGCAGGCACTTTAGTCCAATCTCTGAAATAACATGGTATCTTTTGTGCCACACCAGCATGATATATTTCATGCATAATACCATGGTCAACAGCAGTTAGTACATCTGGCATAAAATCTCTGTATAATGCATTGCACCCATATATGGTGCCGTGAGGTCGTAGAGTTTTTAAATCAAAACCTTTTCTACTCTCACCATTACCTATACAAAATACTTTACCACCAACCATTAGCAACTCCAAATCCAAACACATTCATAATAGAAAAGTAACCTACTAATATCATAGGCCATGCTAGTTCTCTTCGATAGTGTGCATATGTAGCTGTTAAACTACCAATGAAAAAACCAGGATATACTATTCGCATATCAGGTTGGTCAGCCGTTAATGCTAATGTCATACTAGCACCAACTGTAAATACAAAACTGACTAATTCAAAATAGAAAGCAATCTTATCACTTTCATAACTTTGTAACCAAAATCTTTTAATCTTTTCCATTTTAACTCCCATAGTAATGGTTTAATATGCCTGTTGCAAATACAAATATTGCAACACCATTTAGAAATATCAATGCACGGTCATGCCATAACATTCCTACAACTAACCAACCTGTGACACCAATCAAATGAAACACTATATTAATAGGAAACATGTTAGCACTTGTTGTCGCCATGGCAATAATAATGAATACACTTGATATCCATTTTATATACCACGATAGGTCACCTTTTGGTGTAATCTTTTTAAATACTCTTGATGAATTTAATGCTTTAATTTTATCATTCAACTTTTCTTTATAACCCTCAACCATTTTTATACTCCAAATTAAAACTTAAAACAACCCTATCTTCATCTGTATTATTCATTGTAACTTTGTGTGATAAGGTACTAGGAAATAAAATCATATTGTTTTGTATAGGATTAAAACTAACTTCTCTTGTATATTTTACATTAGGTGTTTCTGAAGGAAACTCATAATTAAATGCATTAGGTGATATAAATGTTATCTTGCCTTGTTTACTATCATTGATAGTTTTTACATAAAATACACCTGATACTTGATTTTTTAGACCTGGATTTCTATGATTATGTGTGCCTACTATTTGATTTTTACATTGTTTATTAAACCAAGTATCAACAACTTTAACTTCATCAAAATTCTCATTCACACTATCTAAATAACTAATACATTTGTTTTCTATAAATGATTGCAAAAACAAACTCTGTTTCAATATATTATTTGTTTCTTTAAATGTTGTTGGTGTCGTGTCATTATCAGGTTGCCAATTATTTTTAAATAAGTTGTTTTTTTCACAATAAAGATACTCTGCATTTATCAATTCTATAAATTTTTTATTCTTAATTGATATCTCATCAATAGGTGTGCAAAATATATTAGTTAACATTTACAAATACCTCTTTCATAATTAATTTCGCTTGTGTTTCATTATACATCACAAAAGGTCTGAGTTTATTGAGTGTGTGTTTAATTTTTGGCCAAACAACCTTCTCTTCAATTTTTTTATCCCATATCTTACTAAACGATAATACTGTATCAAGAATGATGGCGGTCTGGAGGTGAATTTTTTTTCTGAGCAATAATCGTAAAACTCTAGGATGTTGTCCGTTAACCACATCAAAGCCATCATCAAAAAGAATAGACCTGTTATCAAGGTCATTACGAATAGCCACGCAATCGTTCCTGAAATGGTAATCAAAGCCATCTTTGTATTTTCTATACTTGGTATAATTTTCAGCACCCTCATTGTTTATAACA